ATTCTGTATCTGGAGTGGGCATTGGAGAATGAGAAATGAAATGGTTTAAGCGTAAGTACAAGAAGAGTGAGTGGTTTAAGGGGCTACTTGAATGCGAACAGCATGTATATGAAGGGTATGATACGGGGAAGCTTTACAATGTATCAGTAGCAAAACTCAGAGCAAATGAACTGCTAAGCGATGATGTTTTCTATGGTATTCAAGATTATTTATGGTACTATGAAAATATTTTAGATGAAATTGAAAATAAATAGTCAAAACACTTGACAGATAAACATTCTCGTGAGATTATGTGAAGGCTTGGTAATAACTATCAAATCTGATTTAGGGGTACGTATGGAAGTAGGCGATGTATATAAAACACCGCAGGGTGAAATTTCAGTAAGGGTAATATTGAATAGTACGGAAGTGGTTGTTAGATTCACAAATACAGGGTTTACAACCCTAGCAAGCATGTCCAATATTATTAGTGGTAAAGTTAAGAATAAAACTTTTCCAAGTGTCTATGGGGTTGGATACATAGGAGTAGGTCAATACAGCCACATCAATGTAATAGCTTATGCGAAGTGGAGGGGTATGTTATGTCGTTGCTATAATACAAGTGATAGTAGCTACCACAGATATGGTGCTAGGGGAGTATTTGTCTGTAAAGAGTGGCATAACTTTCAAAACTTTGCTAAGTGGTACTATTCTTATAAGAAAAAAGAAGATGGCTGGCACCTAGATAAAGATATTCTATTTAAAGGCAACCGTGAGTATTGCCCAGAGAAGTGTTGTATAGTACCAAGACAAATTAATGCGTCTGTCGTGACAGGAGAATCCTCCCGTGGGGAGTATCCCATAGGAGTGACTTTTAGTAAACGAGAGAATATATTCTATATGCAAGTTCAAATAGGTCAAGGACGGTCTATACACAGTAGACATAAAACAGAAGAACAGGCATTCTTAGCATACAAGGATGCAAAAGAGACTCAACTGCTGTCGCTAGCATTTGAATGGGCTGGTAGGGTTGATCATAGGGTTATAGTAGCCCTTAAAGAGTGGAGTGTAGAGTGGAACGATTAGAGGATATTTGTGAAGAATGTCAGCATTTTAAAGATGACTGTCATTGTTATTTTTTAGTGCGGACTGCAAAACCAGTCCCTCCCGACTGGAAATTTGAGTATGCTTTTGAGCAATTAACAGAGAAAACAAGCTATTTTAAGACAAATCTCTCTAGTTTGTACGATTAAATTTGACAAAAGCTCAAAAGTGGTTTAATATTTCCTTATGAGCTGAAGAAAGCAAATTGAAGGTCAAACAGTTATGACAGAACAAACAGAAAAGCGTAGTGCAGGGCGGCCAGCAGGTGCCCCTAACAAGCTTCCAACTCTACAAGGTAAATTCAAGCAAGTCTTGAAACACCTTGATCCTCTTCTAGTTAAAGCTCTAAAGAAAGCAGAGCAAATTCTAGATGCTGACTTGGATAGTAAGAATGTTACAGCCACTACACAGCTACAAGCTGCAAAGATGGTATTGGACAAGAGTATTGAATTACGCCAAGCTGTCTATGGTAGTGAAGGCAGTGATAAGGAAGAAGACGAAGCAGATGTTGCTAAAGTCGAAGCTCTTCCATCACAAGCACGATTTAGTACAAAAGTAGTTGTTCCCATTAAGGGTGACTAATAAAACAAGTCCTGTGTAGATTTTGAAATATGAATTGCCCTTATCAGGCGTTGGAGACAGCCCAACTACACAATACAAATTACCTGAGAAGATTGGGAGCTGCCCGGTCGTACTTGTTAAGTCAAGCAGGTAAACTTAATCAAGTAGCAATGCTTGGTAACTTCCATTTTGCCTAAATGAGAAGAAAGCCTTTCTGGCGGAAGGCTGCTATAATGTGTGATCGCTACCTAAGCATCAATTCGGTGTAGCTCAGCCTTAAATGAGTCGGACTTACGTCCTGAAATCCTACAGAGATACAGCAACTATGGGATGACCCATAGTATGGAGCTGGGTGTTATGTAGGTCTTTAACAAGCCAGGTGATTGCAAGCCTTTGTTATCGTATATTACCCTTCGGGGTTAGTGCTAGGAGGAGAGAGCGAGGGTTTTGCCTCGTTGGTTGGGAGCACGGACAGTGTGGCGACCCAACAACTTGCCAGTATGGTGTTAATAGATAGCATTCTAGTTTTGTACTCTAGAGGTTTCGGTTTGAACCCGGATATTGGCTCCACATTATAAACCAAAGGATTCCCGCAATGGCCCTTTTGTTCTTGCTACAAACAATCCTTCGTAAATATTCACGTTAAGGCTAACAGTTTCATCTGGTGAGCATGTCACCACGTTCAGTTGTTTACCTCGCTGAACAGCAAGCTTGTCTTGCACCTCCTACTTCTGATGCCCGGAAGTACATGCAGGGCTACTAATTCTTAGTAACTTGTTTACTACACCCTCTCCAGCTTCTCCCAAATAAACAAAGGTGCTTAAATGGCTCTTGGTATGTCAGTGACACTACGCAATGCTCGTGGTGCAGCTATTACAGCAGAAGCTGGTAATGGTGCTAAATTTCAAATCTACTCTGGTACACGTCCTGCAACTGGTGCAGCTATCACTTCTCAAGTGAAGCTTGCTGAGTTCACAATGGGTACTCCCTTCGCTACAACCTCTGCTGGTGTCACAACCATCACTCTCCCAGCAAATGCTACTGGTCTTGCAGCAGGCACTGCCACTTGGGCACGCCTGACTAAAGCAGACGGTACTACATTTGTTATGGACTTCTCTGAAGGCACAGACTTTACATTGAACACCACAACAGTGAGTGTTGGTCTGACTGTAAGTATGTCTACCGCAACGATCACTGAAGGTAATGCCTGATGCCTGTTGGGAATAGTGTAATTGACTTTGGGGCTTATCCCGGTAGTAACGAAGCTTCTGTTAGTGTTACTGGTCAATCCTCTATCCTAACAACAAGCTCAGCAGAAGCGTGGTTGATGGCAGAAGCATATGCTGATCATACAGTAAATGATACCACCTACGCATCCCTTCTAACTGCAATCTCTTGCAGTGTCCCAACAGATTCAGTTGGATTTACAATTTATGCTCGTAGCACAGAAAAGCTACAAGGGCAATTTAAAGTTCGCTGGGTTTGGGCGGATTAAAGGAGAAGAATAATGGCTTTAGACGCACATATTGTTGGTGACAACGTAGACGTTGGTGGTAATGTAAAAGTAGCTTTGAGTAATGACCCTGCTTATATTGGTGGGGTTCGTTCTTTCAGTGAGAATGATCCCGGTAGCGTAACAGGTGTTCCTCTTCTGCGTAGTGCTGAGTCTTCTATGGACTTTCGGCTTCGTGTTGGCACTGATAGTATTTGGGATACTGAGATTTTTAACTACGTTGCTCAGAATACCAGTAAGCATAAGTATACACCAACAACAATGACAATGAGTTGGGCATCTGGGGCGCTGAATACCAACGCCTCAAGCATCACCACTACAGCAACTGCTGCACAGATTCAAACATATCGTCACTTCCCACTATTAGGTAGCGGTACAGTGTATGTCGAGACAGTGATGTGTCTTTCTAACGCAATGGCTACTAACATCAACCTTGATTTTGGTTTGATGACCCTTGCAGCAGCAGGTACTTCTGTTCCTACAGATGGCGTTTATTTCAGAATCAACTCCTCTGGCATTATTGGTGTCTTGAACGTCAACGGTGTTGAAACAACAACATCTGCAATGACTTTCGCACAGACAATCAACAGCTTTGCTAAGTTTGTCATCTGCATTAACATTGATGAGGTAGAGTTCTGGATTGGTGATGTGTTGATGAAAACAATCAACCGCCCATCTAGCTCAGGTGCTCCTCTATATGCTGGTTCAGCACCATTTGCTATTCGTCATCACAACACTGGTGTTGCAGGTGCTGTAGTTCAAGGTAAGTTTGCAAGTTATTCTGTTTCTGAAGGTGACGTAGATACCAATCGTTTGTGGGCCTCTGCTATGGCAGGTCAAGGTCTTTCTGGTATTCAAGGTGCTTCTGGCATGACTCAGGGCCAGACAGCTAACAATGCTAACTCTACTGTACCAGCTACGGCTGCCTTGTCTAACACTGCTGCAAGTTACGCAACATTGGGTGGTAAGTTCCTCTTCGCTGCTGTCGCAGGCGCTGAAACAGACTACGCTTTGTTTGCCTATTTGAACCCTGCTCCCACTACTGGTATTACAGGTCGTAACCTTGTAATTCGTGGTGTATGGCTTGACACATTTAACGCTGTTGTAGCTGTTGTAGCTACACCAACAGTACTTGAGTGGTCTTTAGGTGTTGGTGGTACTGCCGTATCCCTTGCTACTGGTGAAGCTGCTGCTACTCGTGCTCCACGCCGTTTAGCACTAGGTTGTCAATCTTTCTTGGTAGGTGCTCTTGCAGGCGCTCCAGCAGAACGTGTAGATATCAACCTCGATGCTCCTGTTGTAGTAGAGCCGGGTACGTATGTCCATGTGATCTTGCGTGTACCTTATGGCACAGCAACAGCTACTGAATTGTTCCGAGGTCAAGTGGGCTTCAACTGCTACTGGGAGTGATTAAATGTCTTTGCTGCTGGCGTTACAATCCGGCAGTGAACCCATTGTCGAGATAACAGCTAATACTGCCAACTCTGTAGCGGTTATTGGTATTAGCTTATCTAGTGCTGCTGTAATCTCCACAAGCACAGCATCAGCATCTTCAACGGTCACACTAAGTAGCAGAGCTACCACACAGATTACAGCTTCTACAGCAGCTTCTGTTTCAAACATTACATTAGCTTCTAGAAGTAACACTACACTTTCTACGACAACTGCTAACAGTGTTCCAAACTTACAGCTTGTTAGTAAGTTAAATGCTGTTGTCTCAGCTTCTACACAGAACTCTACGTCATCCATACAACTACAAGGTAAAGCTTCTCTCTCGCTTGTTTCTATCACTTCTCCAAGTGTTTCAGATATTGTTGTAGAGATTGAACAAATAGAGCCAGTTGTAAGTTTGGTTGCTGTTACACAGAACTCTGTCTCTGATATTGATCTAGAAAGTAGAGTTGTAGTAAGTTCTAATAGCACAACAAGTAATTCTGTAGCAAGTCTACAGCTAGTCAGCAGCTCTACTCTTGGTCTTACATCATCTACGGATAATAGTGTTTCATTAGTAAGTCTGAGTTCTGTAAGTAATGTACAGCTTTCTGCTACAACAGAGCAATCAGCTTCAAGCATTGTTCTTGAGCTATTTAAGCCTTATACACCAACTAACGTATTTGATATTAAGAAAGTGAATAGAGTGTTTACTGTAGAAGTGGAAGAAAGAATATTCTCAGTAGAAGAACAAAACAGATTCCCTGTTGTCAATAATGTGAATAGAGAATATCAAGTAGAGCAACAGATTAGGGAGTTTGTGGTATGACCCAAACAAGAAACCTTCCAAAAGGTGAGTTGTCAGTATTGAACATCGGCTTGGATTGGGCTGAGTGGCTTGAGACTGACACAATCACTTTGAGTGAATGGACAGCAGACGCTGAACTCACTCTCTCAAGAAAACAGAATACTACAACCACAACATCTTGCTATGTTTCTGGCGGTATTCTAAATAAGACGTATCAGATTACAAATAAGATTACAACCGCAGATGGTAAAGTTGATACTCGTTATGTCACTATCGTGATTGACAACCAGTCTGCGTAGTAAAATGTTTTACAAAGCGTCTTTGAAATATAGGACGCTTCAATAAGACATTTGGAATAATTTCTAAAAGATTACAAATAATGTTGTCAGAGTATTGACAGATAAGCGTTTGTATGAGACAATTTACAGATTGAAGGCACAAAAGGTGCTGAAGAAATTGCCCTAGAGGCCTTTATGTAGATGAACGGGATTGCAAGCCCTGCTAGATGCTCATCCGTCTAGCTAGTCTACACCTATTTGCACGTAAGTGCTCCCTGATGAGAGGTGATAATAAATTGACAAGACAAGAGAAAGTTGTACAGAAGTTTAAGGACAAAGCAAAAATCATACACAATGATAAGTATGATTATAGTAATGTCGTCTTTTGTAGTCAGAAGACAGAAGTTCAAATAGGTTGCCCTATTCACGGACCTTTCTATCAAAGAAAGGATGTTCATCTGAAGGGTGGTGGGTGCAAGAAGTGTTTGTATGAAAATATGCCTCTTAAAAGGACTATTGAAGAGTTTGTTTCAGAAGCTGCTGAGCTACACTCTAACAAATATGATTACTCTATGGTTCATACAACTAAAAGTACCGAAAAGATTAGTATAATCTGTCATATTCATGGTGTATTTGAGCAAACAGTAGCACACCACTTAGTGTCAAGAGGGTGTCCAGAGTGCAGCCTCAACCTTCAACGATTGACACATGAACAGTTTATCTCAAAGAGTACAGAAACACACTCTGGTAAATATGACTATTCAAGGGTAAATTTAACCAAAGGTTCAAAAGAGAAAGTAGAGATAATTTGCCCAGAGCACGGAGTATTCACTCAACCGGCAGGCCCACATATGCATGGTAATGGTTGTAAGAAGTGCGCGGATTTAAAGAATGCTTTATCTTATAGGCTTACTCTAGATGAGTTTATTTCAAGGTCTGTTGAAAAGCATGGAGATAAGTACGACTATTCCATGGTAAATTATACTACTTGTGAAGATAAAGTGAAAATCTTTTGTAAGACACATGGTGAATTCTCACAACGACCTACGTGTCATATGGGTGGTAAAGGTTGTGTTAAGTGCAGAAATGATAACACTACTTACAACTTCATTCAAAAATATAGGGACAATCGAGAACTGGGCAACACCGCCGGCCTAATATACCTATTGAAAATTACAGGAAACAACGAGTCTTTCTTAAAGTTAGGTATAACTTCTAATAAATCAGGAAGGTTTAAGCATTACCGGAAACAGTTTAAAGCTATAGGTTACTCATACGAAATTTTGTTTGAGTCTGCTATGCCTAATTATCAGACTGCAATGCTTGAGAATGAAATCTTTAAGCAGATGCGAAGAGAGGGTAACATCTACAAACCCGTGTTTGATTTTTCCGGTAAAAGTGAGTGCATAACTGTTGAATGTTTCGAGCAGGTGAAGAGTCTAATTCTCAATCACACCAAGGATAAATATTTTGACTAACCAACAAGTAATCTCGCCTGCCTCGGAAAAGCAGGCGGCATTCCTCAAAGCAGTTAACGAAAATGATATCGTTCTGTTTGGAGGCGCGGCTTAATGCTATGGGTCGCGTAAAACCCCTCTAATTGCTGGAACTCTCTATGAGACAATCAGCAGCGAAGACTTAGTGATAAGTAACGTCCAGAGACTATCGAAAAGACACAGAGATGTGGAACTTAGTAGAGTAGGCTGCAAGTGCAGTCGAAACGGGGGGCTTTCTTAGAAAGAAGATATAGTCCGATTCTCTCAGTGATGGGAGGGAACCTAACGAGTTCCATAAGATTTTGGGTAGTGGTAAATCATATCTTGGTGTGATGGCATTTTTACAATGGGTAACACGCCCAGATATGGAAAAGTTTCGTGGAGTGATTCTACGAAGAACAATGGTTCAAGTGACTGGACCCGGTGGTCCAGCAGAGACAGGCCAAGAGATTTACCAAACATTTGGTGCTAAGTTTCGTGTCAAAGATTCCAAATTTGTGTTCCCCAATGCTTCAACTATTGTGTGTAAGGGTTGTGAACAAGAGAAGGATAAACACAACTTCCAAGGTTGGCAAGTAAGTGCATTCTTGGTTGACGAGGCTCAGCAGTTTGAAGAGTCTCAAGTTCTATATTTTATTTCTCGTATGCGAACAGCAGCTCCAATGAAGCCGGTCATGATGATGACGGCTAACCCTGACTACAACTCCTACCTGCGTAAGTGGTTGGAAGATGCAGGGTACTTGGATGAGAAAGGTATTCCACGTAAAGATCGTGACGGCAAACAAATGTGGTTTGTTCGTATCGGCAATAAGATGGAGTGGAAAGAAACAAGAGAAGAGCTTTTAGAGATATATGGCCCCGACTGTGGCCCTATGTCCTTTTGTTTCCTACCAGCTAATTGTCACGATAACCCAATTTTGCTTGAGCGGGACCCATCCTACGTTCATAAACTTATTAACATGCCCCGCGTAGAAATGGAACGCCTCTATCTCGGGTCATGGTATGCGAAAGAGTTATCTTCTGGCTTCATGAAGAAAGACTTCTGTAGGCCAGTTAGATTCTATGAGCAAGAGTTTGTTTCTTATTGCCGTGCATGGGATATCGCTGGTTCCATTCCTTCAGAAACACTTCCAAATCCCGACTGGACTGCTGGTGTTCTTATTGGTAAGACAAAACAAGGTCGTTATGTAGTTCTAGACTCTGTAAGGTTCCGTGCTCGCTTTGGCGAAGTTATGCAGAAGATTATTGAGACTTGTAAAGATGATCCACCAGGAACTCAGATTATTTTGCCGCAGGAGCCTGGACAAGCTGGTAAAGCTGCTGGCCAGATGATGATTAAGGAAATTATTGAAGAGGGCTTCTATGCAAGAATGCGTCCTTCTAATAAATCTAAGATAATTCGTTTCCAACCATTCGCTGCTGCTGCTGAAGCAGGCCTTGTAGATTATGTTGAAGGTCCGTGGAATGACGACTACTTTGATGAGTTGGAGCTTTTTGACGGAAGTCGTAAGAACAAGGATGACCAAGTGGACGCCACATCAGATGCGTTTATCACACTTGCCCAGAGGTTCCAGATACCAGATTTCACAGCAGCTCTTCAAGAATCAAACTCTCAATTTAAAACCCATAACCCCTTTACGTAGGAAGATATATGGCAGAAGAAAAAGAAGACTTGACGCCTACCCTTTCAACGGGGAGTGATCCCATCCCACGGATGGCTATGGGTCAAGCATCTTTCAGTGGACTTAATGTGTTCTCTGGTAATATTTATGAGGAGTGTGCTCAAGACCTTCGCTGGCCTCGTTGTATGCAAACTTATAAAGATATGGCCAAAGATGCAACTATTGCTCCAGCATTAAACATTGTTGAAATGGCTATTGCCCGTGTACCTTGGAATATTCGTATTCCTGAAGGTTATGAGGATAGTCTAAAAGATAAAGCTACATTCCTTGAACAGTGCATGAAGGACATGGATCATAGTTGGGGCACTTTCATCCGTCAAGTGGTGAGCTTCAATAGATTTGGTTTCTCAACACATGAGAAAGTCCTTCGTCGCCGCTACAAAAAGAATGGTAGTAAATACAACGATGGTCTTGTAGGTATTGCCTCTCTTCCATCCATTGCTCAGGACAGTATCACATCTTGGGGTTGGGATGACTCGGGTCGTAAACTTGATTATCTCTACCAACAAAAGCGTATCCCTTCTGGTAAGGATAAGTCTGCTGTTGTAAAGAGTGGTGAAGATGTTCGCATTCGACGTGGCAAGTTCCTACTGTTTCGGAACAGTGTGTTGAAAGATTCTCCGATTGGTGAATCCCCACTCAACGGATGTTGGCAAGCATGGCGATTTAAGACAGAGCTTGAGAAGTTTGAAGCAACTGGTGTAGCCAGTGACGTCCATGGTTTGAAAGTATTGAGCCTTAATCCTCGCTACATGGCTGAAGATGCTTCTCCTGCCGACAAGGCTGCTTTTGAACACTGGAAAAATGTGATGCGTAACTTGCACACAGGAGACCAGACAAGTGTAATTGTACCAAGTCTTAAAGATGATAATGGCGAAGAGATGATTGCCGACCTTAAGCTGCTTGGTATCAATGGTACACGTAGCTATAACGTAGGTGAGATTATTGCTCGCTATCGTTCTGAGATTGTAACTTGCCTTATTGCATCCCAACTTAGTCTTGGTCAGAGCGGTGGTGGCAGCTTTTCTCTTGCAGAGAGCCTACAACAAATCTCTAACATGAGTATTGAGTCCAAACTTATTGAGATTCAAGATCAACTTAATCATGATTTGATCCCTACTATTTTTGCTGCTAACGGTTGGTCTACAGAAGTTATGCCAGAGTTCTACTTTGGTGACCTTGTTAGTCCTGATCTTGATGTACTTTCTAAGTTTATCCAGCGTGTCGGTGCCGCTGGTCTTCTCAGTCAAGATGCTAATACTGTTAACTGGATTGCTGAACAAGCCAATATGCCATTGCCATTTACAGACGCCACTATCACTGTGGATGAAGCTCGTACAAGTCTTACAGGCTTCACCTCAAACGCAGGCGAGGGTATGACCACTGGTCTTGGCTCTGGAACTGGTAGTGCAACAGGTGGTGGTGATCAATCAGCAGGTAATGGAGAAAATAGCTAATGGAATTGAAAAACAAGTTGCTTGAAGCCTTCTCCGAATTTCTAGAGAAGGCTGTAGGCTCTACAGTACAAGAACAGAAGCCAGAAACTCTCGATGAAGAGATGGTCAGCTACGAAGTGATCTATGAGCCTTTTACAAAAGATGCTCATGGTGAATGGATGAGTGATAAGACTATTGAAAAGGCTATGGAGAATTTCAATAAGAACCTTGAGAAAGGTATTGTTCAGCCAAACCTTTTCCATCTCAAAGATACTGAAGCATTCACTATTGAATCTACATGGATTCAGAAAGAGCTGGATGTAAAAGTTATTCAAACAGATGAGATTATCAAAGCTGGTACATGGGTTGCTAAGATTCGATACAACGATGCCGATCTTTGGCAGTTGAAGAAATCTGGCGTAGTTGGTGGCGTGAGTATTGGCGCAGTTGGCACCATTAATCAAACTACTGGTGAAATTACAAATGTTAAGTTTGATGGAGAGGACTAATGTCACTCGTTATTAAAGATAAAGATGGCAAGCGTTCCCCACACTTGGCCCTCTGTCACGAAGCACAAGGGTTTAGTGCTAACAATCGCTCTGTCAGTTTGCTGATGAAGAGTGGTGTAGAACTTACCGAAGATGTTACCAAAGCTCTTGAGGTTTTGGGTATTAATAAGGCTGCCTTTTATTCTCAGATTCGTGCCTCGTTGCAGGATGCTGTTAAAGAGAAGTACGGTGATGAAGATAAGTGGCTTTATGTAGAAGACTTCAGCGACTCCGTTGTTATCTTCTGTAATGAGGGTGGATTGTTTACTGCAAACTACTCTCTACAAAGTGGTGAAATTGTCCTAGATGATTTAGCCGAACCTGCAAAGATGGTTATTACTTATGAACCAACTAGCGGAAAAATGCTTCTGTCAGAAGATGCTGAAGAAAAGCTGGAAGAAGGAGTATACAGTCTTGTAACTAAAGCCCTTCATAATGATGAGACTAAAGAGCATCTAGTTAAGATGTTTGAAGCTCAAACCTTACTAAAAGAAAAAGAGGTACTTGCTTTGCAAGAAGAAATCCAAAAGGCCGTCTTGGCAGCCGAAACTATCCTGAAAGCTCAAGTTGCTGAGAAAGAAGTAGAACTTCAGAAAGCCCTGAGTCAAGTAGAAGCCTTTAAAGCTGAGAAGAAAGAAGCTGTTGTCAAAGCTCGTCAAGAAGCCATCGCTTCTGTTGAGAAAGATGCAGCTAAAGCTGAAGAGTTGTTTAAGTCTCTTGAAGCATTGCCTGATGAGGCGTTTGACACTGTGATCAAAGCTCTGGCTGCTAAAGATGCTGTTGTAGAAGATTCTGATTTGTTTGTTCAAAAGAGCAAAAGTTCGGATGTAGAAGTTGAAGAAGAGAATGGCACTGCTGCAATTCTCAAAGCTCGCCATCAAAAAGTTTAAATAAGGAAAATAAATAATGACTGTTATTGCTACTGATACCGCTCGGTACTCGAATCTGGTTAAACACGAGCTGTGGCCAGAAACCGGCTACTGCCGTAAAGAGGTGGTTGTAAACGAAGCTGCCATCAAAACTTACGCTGTAGGTACTGTTCTCGGTAAAGTTACTGCTACTGGTAAATATAAGATTGCCGTTGAGACTGCTGTAGACGGCTCCAAAGTTGCTGCTGCTCTGGTTATCGCTGACCAAAGTATTGCCGCTGCCACTGACACTAAGGTTGTTGTGATGGTTAAAGGCCCGGCCGAAATTAGTAAAGGTGCTTTGGTACTTGACGCTACCTACGACAACGATGCTAAGAAAGATGCTGTATACGCTTCGTTGGAAGCTGTAAACATTAACGTACTGACTACTGTTTAAGGAATAATAAGATATGATCATTCGCGACCTTGCTAACCCGTTTAAAGTTAGTGACTGGACTGAGGAGCTGCTTGTTGTTCCTAACATGTACGGTAAGATTCAGCAAATGGGTTTGTTTGACGTTGAAGGCGTTGCCACCCACACCATCTCCTTTGAAGAAATCAACCAGAACATTGGCTTGGTTGGTGACCGTCCTCGTGGCGAGCGTAGTAACGTAGGTAAAGACTACACCCGTAAGATTCGTAGCTATTCGATCCCTCACTTCCCACTGGATGACGCTATCAGTCCACGCGATATCCAAGGTAAGGCTGCTTATGGTCAGTCGGGCACTGGTGCTCCTGAAGTGTTGGATCAAGTTCGTGCTCGTAAGCTGGAACGTGTTCGTCGTATGCACGCTCAGACTCTGGAAGTTGCCCGTGTTAAGACACTGACCACTGGTGCTATCTACGCTCCTAACGGCACCATTGCTGGTAACTTCTACACCGACTTCTCGGTAACCCGTAAAGAAGTTGACTTTGTTCTGGGCACTAGCACCACTGAAGTTAACCTGAAGCAAGAAGAAATCATTGCTCACATTCAGGATAACCTGTTCACAGGTGACACTGTAAATGAGATTGTTGCTCTGTGCTCGCCTAGCTTCTTCAACAAGCTTATCACTCAGGCGGGCGTTAAAGACGCTTACAAATACTACGCTTCCACTCAAGAGCCTCTGCGCTTGGCTGGTCGTGGTTTCGCTACCGCTGGTGGTCTGGATCGTGAGTTTGTTAACGGCCCTATCCGCTATGTTGAGTACCGTGCTACTGCTCCAGATGGCGTTGCATTCATCCCTGCTGGCGATGCTTACTTCTTCCCGATGGGCACCCAAGATGTATTCAAAACTTACTTTGGCCCTGCTGAGCGTTTTGATACCGTTAACACCATTGGTGTTGAAGCTTACATCTTTGAGTTCATGAACCAGACCAACACTGAGATTCAGCTTCAGTCGGAGTCGAACTTCATCAACGTAGTACGTCGCCCTCAATGCGTAGTGCGTGCATTCAGCTCTAACTAATGTTGTATGGGATAGGGGCTTTAATTAGCCCCTTTTCCTTTATTATAAGGAAGTCCCTATGGCTTTAACAGACGTAGAAAAAGTTAGATTGTTGATTGGTGATACAGGTGGTAGTCCATTCTATCCTCTGTTTTCCGATGAAGAAATTCAGTTCTTTCTAGATTCTTATGGTGGTGTTGCAGAAGCATCTAAGGTTGCTGCTATCTCTGCATCATTCCAACTTGCTGCATGGAACACAAAAGAGCGTACAGGTGACATTGAGGTGTGGAATGAACTTTCCAAACAGTACCTCAAAGCTCTTGAGAACTTAATTGGTAAAGCTGGTAGCGGTGGAACAACTATTATACCTAATGGCTTGATGCCTTATGCAGGTGGTATTAGTTGGGCTGACGTTAACGCTAACAATGCTAACCCAGATAATGTGCGTCCTGCTCTTACAAAGATTAGTGTTTGTGGAGATAAGTCTTCAGGGTGTCTCTAATGTCTATGAAAGTTATTGTAGACAAGAGTGTATGGAATAACCTGAAGAAGAGTTTTGCTAAAGCTGAGATGCTTGAAGATCAAATTGGATGGCAGTCCGATGCTGTCTACGGAAGTGATAACGAAAACCTCCCAATGGCTCAGGTAGCTCAATGGTTGGAAGAGGGGGTTGCTTCTAAGAACATCCCACCACGCCCTTTCATGCGTATTGGCTTCAAAGCTGCCTTATCTAAGGGTGCTAATGATGCAAGCTTTAAACGTATTGTTACAGCCGTAGCTAATGGTCAAGATGTATTCAAAGCCTTGCATAAAGAAGGTGATAGTTTCAGACAGACATTGCGTCAAGTGATGATTGACTGGGATACACCACGAAATGCACCAACCACTGTTGAGCTTAAAGGGTTTGATGATCCTTTGATTGAAACAAGTGAGCTTATCTCTAATATCACTTCTAAGACAACCAAGAGAGGGACATAATGCTAAAACCACAATTCCTTCTCACTAAGAAGATTCCTCTTACTGTTTATCGTACATCTACACAAGGTAGTTATGTAGATGGTGAATGGGTAGCTGCTAGTGCATCTGAAATCATCCGAGAAGTTAATATTCAACCTTTGAAAGATGAAGAATTAATGTTGCTTCCGGAGGCTGATAGGTCAAGAGAGTGGTACAAGCTTTATTGTGCTGAAGACTTGATTGCCGACAAGCCAGGAACCTCTGGTACGGTAGCGGATGAGTTTGTATACAAAGGTGATCGCTACAAGGTGATGAAAGTGAAGGCATATGATATGGGCGTGCTAAATCATGTTCGTGCAATGGCTGCTCGTTTAGAGGTAAGTGCTGGATGAATATCTTTACCTCTGTTCGTACTGCAATTCGTAATGTATCACTAAAAGCTTTGAATGAATTTACTACCCCTCTGGTCATCTATTCCCATGCAAATGGTACGGAGCCATCAGGTTCTTACGTAGTTGTAAACATTCTAAGTGTTGAACAAATTGGACACCATACAAGTAGCGGATTAGCAAAAGCTAACGGATTAGTATATGACCTTAGTGTCACTGCCGCCTATGAAGTGAATGTTCAACTAAGTTTTGTTGGAAGCCAGTCTGGTGAAATGGCTTATAGTTTTTACCAAAGAATAAATAACAACCCTTTAGTGTTTGAAGAGCTTGCACGAAACAAGCTTGGTGTTATGAGGAAGAGTCAAGTAAGACGTGCTCCTCAGAAACGAGATACTACTTGGGTTGAGTATCACAATTTAGATTTAACATTCTCCTACCATGTTGTCACTAAGCAAGAGGTGGGGATTGTTGAGGGTATTGTTGCACAACCTGTGTACAACGATGTTGTAGAGGCAGAATTTACAGTACCTAAAAACCTAGTAATAACTCCGTAGCGTCCTGCTACTCAATAAAGGAAAGAAATATGTCTGATCTTGATGACGTAGTAAGTATTGTTCTTACACGTGAGTCTACAGCAGTCGCTACTGCATCGTTTCAAATTCCACTGATTCTAGCAACCTTCACCAACTTCTCGGAGCGTACTCGCACTTACACTAGTTTCAAAGGTGTAGCAGAAGACTTTGATGATGGTGATAAAGTTTACAAAATGGCCAATCAATTCTTTGGTCAATCCACTGTTGGCGCTGTACCTCCTTCTATTGTAGTTGGTCGTCGTCAAGTGGATAGCGTAGTGTTCACTCCTACCGTTGCAGATAACACTATCTACAAAGTAACTTTGAATGGTGTTGCTTACAGCTTCACTTCTGGTGTAGCTACTACCGCAACTCTGATTGTTACTGGTCTGAAGGCTGCTATCGGTACTCCAGTTGGCATCACTGTTGGTGGTACAACTACTCTTACTTTGGCTCCTACAGTTCCCGGCACCCCTTGGAGTGTTGTTGGTTCTGCTAACCTTGTAGCTGTAGGCACATCTACCGAGACTTACATTGACGCACTAGATGCTGTTATTGAGAGTAATGACACTTGGTACTTGCTGACTGCTGACACCCAAGACAAAGTTATCCAAGAATCTCTGAGTGATCGTGTAGCTGCTGAGCGTAAGATTTATGGTCTGTCTAGCGCAGATACTGTGGCTCCAACTACAGGTCTTACCGACATTGGTGCTGTTCTGTTTGCTAAGTCTGCTGGTCGTACCTTTGGTGTTTACCTACCAACTGCTGCAACTGAATATCCAGAAGCTGTATGGGCTGGTAGTCAACTTGCTTACACTCCGGGTAGTAATGATTGGGACTTCAAGCGTGGTGTTGGTGCAACAGTTAGTAAGCTTAATGCTACCCAACTTACCAACTTGAAAGCTAAGTCGTGGAACCATTACATCGAAAAAGGTGGTGTTAATGTTTTCATGGATGGCAACCTGTTTGATAAAACTCCGATTGACCAAGTGATTGTTGAAGACTGGCTTTATGCTCGTCTGCAAGAAGCTATCTACTTCCGTATTATCAACAGCCTCAAAATCCCAATGACAAATCCGGGGCTTTTGATTGTAGAGAATGAGATTCGCAGCGTTCTTTCTCAAGCTGAAGCTAATGGTGCAATTGATCGTGGTTGGACGGTTTCTACTCCTGATGTACTGTCCATTCCAGCTAACATGCGTGCTCAACGAGCTGCTGGTGTGTTTGTGTTCCGTTGCCGTTTGGCCGGTTCAATTCGCAAGGTTGAAATTAACGGGTTCCTATCTGTGTGACCCATTTACAACTAATCTTTTATGTGATATTCTAGAAGCTACTTTATAACCGTAGGAGATTAGTTGTGAAACCGCATTACCTGTACAAGATTACAAATACCGTAAACGGTAAGTTGTATATTGGGATTACCGCTGACCCTAAACACAGGAAGTGGCAGCACTTTAACCATCGTCACCCTGATACAATGTCTACCATCAAGTATGCAATAGACAAGTATGGCAAGGAAAACTTTGAGTTTGAGATTATTTGCATTGGCTCAAAAGAGTACATACTTGAACTAGAGCCTGAAGCAATTAGTCTCTACAACAGCCTAGCCCCAAATGGCTATAATATTAGCAAGGGTGGCGAAGGTGGCGCTGCTTCTAGTATTTCTAAGAGGTCTGATGATAAACCTGTTTTTGTAACAGGGTTCTGGTTTCCAAATCGTAGAGTGGCGCTTTCTGTAACAAAGCTTGGCCGAGGTGCGTTCTATAATCGTCTTGATAATGGTACGCTAGGCGATGTGCAAATCAACATAAGAAAGAACAACCAACCCTCATATGTTGGTGGCTTCTGGTTTCCGACGGTAAATATTGCAAGCAATGCCTTGAGTGTGAAGGCTAGCACTTTAAACAAGAGAATCAGGGAAGGTTTTGTTGAACAATTAGGCAGCAGAAATTACCTAGTCGGTGAAGATCATCCTCTTACAGGTAAGAAGGGTGGTGATTGCCAAAACTCAAAAGCTGTTATTATCGAAGGTGTGGAATATCCATCCCAAGTAGATGCTGTACAAATTACAGGCTATTCGCCTGCAAAAATATACAGGAGATTAAAAGCAAATCATCCTGATTTTCAATATAAAGAGGTAGAAATGTCTGATATCCTGATTGGTAACTATAGTCCTGAAGGGATTACAGTTATTCTGTCTAAAGGTTCTTTTTCCCACCAAGTGACTGGCTTTGTTGAGGGTAGCTTCCTATCAGCCTCGCGCATGGTTGTGGCCTCTGAGCCGTACATTGGTTCCGATTAAGTTAAGTCGCTTCAGGTAGAAATACTTGTCGAATAACTCCTCTAATTGCTGGAAACTCTCGCTAAATTTACCTAGGATACCATATAGTAATATAGTGGCGAACCCTAACAATGGTAAAGTAGAGACAATCAGCAGCGAAGCTTCTCCATGAGAAGAACGTTCAACGATCAGCCGAAAGGCGTAGCTTCAAGTGAAGCGAAACGGGGAGCACCTAAACATTCAGTTGTAGGTGGTGATATGATCTGGTCTGTATTGAAAGGTACAGGAATCATTTGATTCATACAAGAGTAACGTCCTTGTATTAACACAAACGCTAACAGGTGGTCGTGTGAAGCGTCGTAACCGTTCTATGAACGTAACGATCAGTCTTCATCAATATGCACAATCTAACTATGTCCTACAAGCACTTCAACGTGCTGATGAAGAAACGGACAACAACGATTGGGTGGTGAATTGCACAATTAAGGATGCTGGGGGTCAGACAATGTTCTTCTCCAGCCAAACTATTATCGCAACCACCCCTGACGTAACATTCTCCAGCACCACAGAACAACGTGATTGGACATTCTTCATGTTCAACACTGACAACTACATTGGTGGTAACACTCCCCTGGATGCTGCTGCTGTTCAAGCTGTCGAGGCTGTTGGTGGTTCTGTAGAAGATCGCTGGAAGGCATAATCACCTTTCATATAGAGGCTACTCACGTAGCCTCTCATTAAGGAGAATTTATGCCAACAATATTTAATTACTGCCCAGAATCAGTCAATTGCTTGATTGCTGGATTTATCCCAATTGAAGGTTTTGTAGATGGAACATTCATCTCTGTTGATAAAGATGAAATGCCTTACTCCAGTATCAGAATGCCTGACGGGACTGTAGCAAGAAAATATAACAACAGTCAAACTTATACCATCACACTGACACTGCACAACGGTGCTGAGACTAATAACCTCCTAACTAAGATGTGGCAACTTGATGAGCTTACCCAACGTGGTAAGTTTCCTCTTCTAATTAAAGATCAAAGCGGTAGTGATCTACTCTTCTCCACTGAATCTTGGATTGAAGGGATTCCTAGTATGACAAAGAGTAATGCTATTGATAGTCGTGTATGGGTGATTAAATCTGCCTACGCTGTTATCAACATTGGTGGCAACGAAGAGGAATCTTCCCTTCTACAAGATATTGTTAACATTGCAGCTTCTGCACTACCGGGATTGGGGCTATTCTAAATGTCTAAGGTTTTTACCTACTCGCCTTCGGAAGTACAGCTCACCTTTGGTGGTTATACTGTGACAGGTTGGCAAAGTATTACAATCACTAGAAGTGTAGATGCCTTCAAGCCCATTCGTGGTATTCGTGGTAAACACACTCGTGTTCGTAATGCTGATACCTCTTGTACTATCACAATCCCATTGCTTCAAACATCCATGAGTAATGATGTATTCTCTAGGATTCACGAGCTAGATATTCAGAAAGCTACAGGTCGTATTGAACTGCTTATCTCTGATTTGAAAGGTACAAGCGTATTTAGTTCTAGGGAAGCTTATATTCTAGGTTATCCAGAAGTAACATATTCTGGTGAATTTGAATATAGACAATGGAAGTTATTCTGTCAGACTACAGGTAGTTACACTGTTGGTGGTAATGCTCAAGTAGTAAACATTTTTGGCGGCATCTTTGGTGCTGCTAGTAATCTTGTAGATACAGCAACAAATGCAATAAACAACATCTTCTAACAAGGAAGATGTCCTAATTCTTAAGACTAAGATTTGTCATGGAAATAGTCTTAGTCTTTTACAACATTAAATAAAGAGAGATATTTATGAGTAAGCTTAATATGAATGATGTTGCACTTCCCCAAGAAGTGCTCACAGTGGATGATGTGGATTACTTGGTAACTGCACTCCCAGCTTCTTATGCACTTCAGTTCATGGAGAAGTATCAAGAAGCAATCCAGACAGGTAAAAGCGACCTAGCCACAATGCGTGAAGTTATTGTAAAGTCTGTATGTAAAGATAACAAACAAATCACTAATCAGTCGTTTGATATTATCTTCGCCCGTAAGTTTATGCACTTGTCCCAACTATATCAAGCTGTATTGAATTACAATTTTGAAGATGTTTTTACCGCTCCCGATTCAGAGGAATAAGTTCTAAAGAGTCGGGAAGTAGTACCAGTACACCACTTGAGCGTAAGGTAGCTGAAGAGTTCTCTCAAAAGTGGGAGATATACCGAGTAGCTACACATGAGCTTGGGGGTTTGCATTTGATAGCTGATATGGACACTAAGTATTCTATTGGCCAGCTATTCAATATGCTAGAGATTTTAGATGTACATGATTCCATAAAGAAGGCAGCCCACGATCAGGCTATTCTAGAACAAAAACAGAAATCTGCTAAGGGGTAATGCCTTGGAAATTGCCAAGTATTTTGCTACACTCGGAATTAAAGTTCTCGACAAGGACACTAAAGCTGTTGATAAGTTTCTCAATAAATTTGAGAAAGACCTAAAGACAAGCGTCAAGTCCACAGATAATCTTGAGAAAGCTGTAAAGAAAGAAACAAAGACTACAGTAGATGGCCTTGTTCAAAAAGAGCAGAAACAGAAAGCTCTTAATAAGCAAATTACTGTAGCTGCAAAGAATCAAAAAGCTTGGAATAAAGAGTTTGCTTACAGTCTCAAGATGATGACCAGTAAACCTCTTAGTAAAACAGCTTTGAAAGCACAACAAGGGGTTTATGATCAACTCTTTGGTGCTGTAACTCCAAAGGCAATGATTGGTGCTACTGGCTCTAACCAACGCGCTTGGAACACTAGATTCAGGCAGCAGATTGCTGGTATGTCAGCTACCTCTGGAATCTCACGTAGAGCTAGGCAAGAGCAGCTTGAAGCAGCTTTTGGTACTGGCACTAGAAACCCTCGTTTGGCTAATATGCTTAATCAGCGTATGTCTCACTTGGGTGGTGGTAAGAGTGATACGCTTGCTGATATGGCGGCATACTACAGGAATGAACAAAAGGTTGCTGCCCTTAAAGAGCGAGTAAGTAACCAAGAAGAAGCATCTACTAGGCGTATCCTTGCACTACGTCAGCGGGAACTTGCACGCGAAGAACGCACTCGTCAGAAGATGGCACATCTGGAGGGCCGTAGGAGCACTGGGCAGTGGATGGCTCCTCCCGGTAGTGGCGGATCATCTTCTGGTGGTCGCAGGTCTGGAGCTAGTTATAACAGAGCTAACTACCTACATGCAGGCGGTGCCACTGGTGCTTTTATGCGTTATGGCGTGGCTAGCCTACCATTAATAGGCGGTGTATATGGGGCATCTGCTCTTAATGCTGCTAATCAGAATGTGGTAAATGCAAATATAGCAGCAGAATCTGTGTTGGGAGCAAACGCACCAGCCCTGTTGAACAGGCTTTCTGAACGTAGTAACTATATGGGTATCAGCTACAAAGATACACTCCCTCAGTTTACTAAGTTCATGGCTTCTTCAATTCCTCTAATGGGGGTTAATTCTTCTCAGGCAACATTTGAAAGTTTTATGCAGTTTGGCCGCACACGCGGCGCCGATAGGATTTCTATGAGCCGTGCCCTCACTGCCGTAGGTCAAATGTCAGCCAAAGGGCAGGTGATGGCTGAAGAGCTGAAAGGTCAACTAGGCGACGCTTCTGGTTTTGGTGAAGTACCACAACTATTCGCAGAAGCCTACCAAATTAAGACTGGCGCCGGCCTGACTGGGGCAAAGGCCCGCGCAGCCCTTATGGACGCTATGCAGAAAGGTCAGGTCAAAACGGCAGACATTCTCCCTCTCGTGGCAAAGTTGATGGATGACTTGTCCCGAGGTGGTATTGAGAAAGCCCGGCAAAGTTCTACAGCACAACAGGCACGAGCAGAAAACGCAATCTCAGGCCGAGGCGGCATCCTGCAAACATTCTCTGAGAAAGGTGGTGAGCGTGGGTTTGCTAGACTGTGGAGTTCTTTTGCAGTTTCTATGAAAGAGTCTATCCCATTAGTTGAAACATTAGGAAAGGCTTTTGATAAACTCTCACAATACACATCCTTTGCAATGCTGTTGCCTCAATCTTTTAAGAGAGCCTTTGAGGGCCGTGATAGCTGGGTTGCTGATGCAATCGGTGAAATGAATGCCAAGATTGTGTATGATCTTGGTGTGGGGCTTGGTGAGCTTGGTATAGAAATCTCCAAAACACTAGGCACAGCGGTAGACGGTTGGGGCATGATTCTTCAAGCCTTTGGGCCTGCAATTACAGACTTTCTTCGTAGACTTAAAGATGTGTTTCTCTACACATTTAAGATTCTAAATTCCTTCCTGCCGGGAGGCGGTGGTATGGGTGCTGCGACAAATGCTTCTCGTGCAATGATGGCCAGTTTAAATGGTGCTACTCCTGCTGAAGTGAAAGCTATTGCAGAAGGTCAGAACATTACTCCTGCCTCACAAGGAACCCAAAGTCCATGGATGACACCACTTACCACTGCTGGGCAATTTGGGTACAGAGTTGCTACCGAAGGTAGTTCACAGATTTGGAATGCCTTAGCAGCACCTTTTAAGGGTGGTGGTAAACGCTCTGATGGTGACAGAGCTTCCATTGACTATCAACGCGAAATGGCAATGTCCCGCGCACAGTTTAAGGCTTCTCAGAACAACCAAGTAAACATTAACTCTGGTGCTATTGTAATCAACGCTAACACAAGTGATCCTGAAGCTTTATCTGAGATTCTTACTGGTAAGTTGAGACAGCTGTATACAGGTGACTTGGAAATGACCAAGCTCCAATTCCCACAAGGAGAGTAATAAATGTCATTCGCCCTCTCGTGGGAACCAGATGAAGTACAAGCTGGCGGCATGTTGTATTTTGACGCCATCTTGAATTGGAACCGTAGTTTTACAGGGTCTGTCACAAAACACGCAATAGATGGTGGTGGCAATATCACCGATTTCTATATTTCAAACAACCCTACACTTACCCTTAGTGCAGTTATCTCAGCAGAAGATATTAGTACCACAAGTGCTCTTCTTGCTGATGCAGACGGTAATGAACCCTTTAATACATCAATGCCACCAGCAGCGGTTGTTGTGGGGAGTACAGACCAATCTCTGTTGATGAAGTACATACCATCTGTTATAGGACAACTGCTTCCAGATACACTACCTGAAGTAGTAATGGACGATTTCAAGGGGGATTCTGTATTTGGAACTTCCTTGGAGGATATTCAGGATATTCTCGTAAACCTCCAGTCAGGTGAAGGATACAACCAGATCACAGGGCAATTTGAAGCTGTGATTCGTCCAGTTAACCTATACGAGACAGACGGATTCCTCACTCTTGTCAAGAAGCTCCCTGCTGATAATACTAAAGCTCTGGTTATTACAAATCTTAGTTTCAGGGAAGATCAGGATTCTGGTTACGCCTTATACTGCGACATCACCTTTGAGCAAGTCCGCTTTGCAAACTTAAAGAAAGTAACTCTTCCTCCCGATCTTGTGCAAGCTCCAGTTAAGAAGAAGGCTGCTACTAAGAAGTCCCTTGGTAAGTGTGATAGTACAACTAAGGACACAGCAACTTCTGGTGATGCTAGTAAAGCAGGTGCTGTTGACAGTGCTCAGAATGATGTAGACCCAGAACGCAATGTAGCGGGAGAAATCTAATGGCTAACATTTATGTAGACCTCCTGCTAGACGATTCACCAATTTATGAATATTCTGTTTCACTAGAAGGTAACTCTTACATTATTGAAATCGTTTATAACGAACGCTCTCAACTGTATTTTATGTCTCTCTATGATGCTGATAGAAACCCTATTGTCTTAGGGGTTGGTTTGGTTCCAGGCTATCCAATTATGTATGACTACGCACTACCAAACCTTACAGGATTCTTCTTGTTGATTCAGAAAGGGGAGCTGAAAGCTCAGCCATACAAAGAGTTTCCAGACAAGCTTAAACAATACTACTCGTTAGTCTACACTTATGTAGAGGAATAACATGCAGCCACAAATCAACAGAGTGTATGAACTGATCGTTGGTAATGCAGTCTCTGGTGAAGGGCTTCAGATTAATGATCTTCAATGTACATTCGATATTAGTAAAAGTAGCAGCAATAAAGATAAGACTAACTCTGCAAGTATAGAAATCTATAATCTGAGCAATGAGAGTCTTAAACTTCTAGATGTTGACTATCCTGCTGCTGTATTTAGTGCAGGGTATAGAGACATTGGAATGAAGCGTCTATTTGCTGGGCAAGTTACAAACGTAACTACACGCAAGAGTGGAGCTGATAGGATTACACAGATTCTTATGGGAGGTTCGTATACGAACCTCAATCATGAAGTCATGTCTGGTCTTGTGGCTCCCGGTAGAACGATCAAAGATGTAGCTGAAGATATTCGTAAAGCTCTTCCCGGTGTTTCTAGAAGTGTGTTCAATGGTGTTAACTTAAACAGTCCAATCATCTATGGATACCCCTTACAAGGTACTCCTAAAGATATGCTCAATGAGTTGTCTGAGAAGTATGCTTTGGGTTGGCAGATTGATGATGATGTTCTTTATATCCATGACAATGATCGTGGTAACTCTGAGAAGTTTGAAGATGCTTACGTCATCAGCAAATACACAGGTTTGATTGAGAACGCTTACAGAACCTCTGGTGACATTCGTAGAAGTAAGAAGGATAAAGCTAAGATTCAATCTGTACAATTCAAGACTTTGTTAAATCCAGATATTGTTCCCGGTGATATCATCCGTCTTGAAGACACACTGATTACAGGGTGGTACAAGGTATCTGATCTTCGTCACACAGGTGATTGGAGAGGTACAGCTTGGTACAGTGAGTTTAGATGTTCTGCAATTGAGAAAGTGGTGGCTAAATGAGCGATAGAGAAGGCTCCCTTCAGGAAGTATTAGTTGCTGCTTTCCAGAATCAAATGAGTAACATTAACACTGCAATTCCATGCATTGTAGTAGCTGTAAGAGACTCTTTGAATGGAGCAATGGTAGACATCCAACCAACAGTGAATCAACGATTTAAGGATGGGAAGGTCAAGGAAAGGCCGGTTATATTGGGTGTCCCGGTGGCGTTTCCTGTTAGCTCTACAGCAGGTCTTACATTTCCTATTAAAGTTGGCAGTACAGGCATTGCTGTATTCAGTATGCGTAACTTGGATGCTTGGAAGAATAGCTCAGGTAGGCCAACTACCCCTCTGAACTTCGCTAAGTTTGATAAAGGGGATGCTATGTTCATTCCCGGCATTCAACCTCCCGGTGAGAGTGTCAATAGCCCAAGCAAGCGTACATGGCCTCACTCTACAGAAGATGTTGTTTTAGTTAATAACATTGGGACTGGTAATGAGTGTGAAGTAAGGCTAAAGGCTTCTGGTGATATTGTAATCAACACTAATCAGAGTGTGGAAGTTAACTGCAAGAGTGCTAATGTAACAGCTCTTGAAGATATCACTCTTGCTTGTGTAAACTTAGATGTTACAGCTACTACAGCCACGTTTGATATTGGCTCTACGAGCTGGTTAGGAGCAATCAACCATACTGGTAATTACACAATGTCCGGCACGTTGATGTTTAATGGTTTGAATTTCTCCACGCATGATCATATTCCCGGCCCCGGCCCATCAAACCCATAGGAAGGAAACGTGGATTTACTTTTAGAGCTTGACCCCCTCAGTCCTTCTTATGGTGATCTCACTTGGAAGAATGGGCCACTTACACCAGACTACACAACACAAAGTAGAGTAGATATTGTTGCTCAAAGACTTCGTATTCGACTCCTAACCTTTCGTGAAGAATGGTTCTTAGATACTGGATACGGAATACCTTACTTCCAGCGAATCCTCGGACACAAGATTAAGAAGTCTGCTGTTGACCTAATCTTTCAAAGAGAAATCTTGCTGGAAAATGGCGTCAAAGAGTTGACATTCTTTGAGTCTACTTTTGAAAACAGAAAATATTCCCTGTCATTCCGTGTAAAAGTTACTACCGGAGAAGAATCTGGGCTAATCACAATTACCCCTTAATCTAAGGAGGATGCCTTACGGCAATCCATGGCAACGAATTACGGAATTACAGAACAAGGCTTCACGCTAAAACGCCTCCAAGACATCCTATCAGAGCAACAGCAAAAGGCAACAGAACTGTTCCAAGATTTGGTTGCGTCTGGCGAGGCCGTAGATACAAGTACAAGTTCCACTCTAGGGCGGTTAATTGCCTTAGATGCTCCCGGTGATGCTGATCTTTGGGAAGTAGCCCAGCAAAGCTGGAACGCTCTTGACCCTAACTCTGCTACAGGTATTTCACTGGATAACCTTGCTCAGTATGGTGGTATCTCTCGCTTTCCAGCCTCTGCTAGCACAGCAGTGGGGCTGTTTATTGGTGACAACGGTACACTGGTTGCTGGTGGTAGTGTTGTACGTTCTGCTGACAATAATGAGTTCTCTGTCAGCGGTAGTGTAGCCCTGTCCCCATCTCAATCTGCTGGTGTTTCTATTGTTGTAGGCGTTGTTTCTAACTCTACAGTTTACGGTATCACTTACACAGCAGGCATCACTGGTAGCAACACCATAAGCTTCACTTCTGATGCTTCTGCTACAACTAATGAGATTGTTGTTGGACTGAAGGCTCTTATTGACTCTTCTCACCCACTCCTTACAGCTTCTTTGGTTGGTGATACCCTCACTGTAGACATGGTTGATGTGTTTCAAGCAAGCACATTCTCTACTACAAGTAACCTTGCAATCACCAAAGTTAAAAAGATTGGTCAATTGGTTGCTGTAGTAGTTGGAGCCATTAACCAAGATGCTAACACAATCACGCAGATCGTAACTCCCGTTCTTGGTTGGGATAGTATAACAAACCCACTCGACGCTTCTCCCGGAAGGTTGACTGAGACTGACGAGGAGTTGCGTCTACGTTTCCGTAATACTAAGCTAGAGCGTAGTTCTAATATCCTTGACAGTTTGTATTCAGCCCTTCTGAATGTAAATGGTGTGCAGGAAGTAGCTATCTATGAGAATGACACAAGCATAACAGACTCTAATGGTGTCCTTCCTCACAGCTTCTTCCCTGTAGTTCTTGGCGGTTCAAGTCAGATCATTGCGGAAACTATTTGGCAAAATAGACCAATGGGTATTCAAAGTCAAGGTAACACGATTGTCCCTATTACAGACAGCCAAGGTTTTCTTCATAACATTGGATTTGAAAGACCGGAACCTGTTGTTGTTTATGTAAACATGGCACTGAGCCTTAACCTTGAAACCCCTATTCAGTTTCCCAGTGACGGTGCAGATCAAATCAGGGCTGCTATTAAAGCTTACGCTTCTGAGAACTTTGGAGTCGGTAAGGACGTTGTGTATTCACGTCTGTTCACACCAATCAACAGTATTCCGGGGCACCAAATTAATAGCCTGTTTATTGGTATTACACCAAGTCCTGTAGGGACTTCTAATATTGCTGTTGCGTTTGACAAGATTTCATCCTTTGATTCTGTCAACATCTCTATTGTAATCTCTTAAGGGGGTAATATGATAACTCCTTTTACAGAGGTGGACTACCTTCAAGAAGCTCGTGACAGGGTAACAGAGCAGTTTGTTAATAAGGAGGTCTTTGACAAGTATCTGCAACTGTTAATAGACCAACAAGAAAGTATCCAGCAAGTGTTTAAAGACCTCATACAGAAACGTAGTATTGATGAGGCAACAGGTGCCACCCTTGACATTATCGGAGAGATTGTAGGTCAACCACGAGAACTTATCTCTGCTGATTTATTTAACTTCTTTGGTTTTCAAGGTGCGCTAAAAGCAGATACATTTGGTGATTTTGGTCTTCCTCAGATTGGTTCTAAGTTTCTAGACTATGGTTCACCGATAGGTGGTAACGTACTTCTGGATGATGAAACGTATCGACTATTCATAAAGGCTAAGATTCTAAAGAATAGAACAGCTTCTACACCAGAAGAATTTCTAGCCTTTGTAAACTTTATCTTTGGAACAACTACAACAGCTATTATCGAAGGACAGGCTGAGTATACTGTGCTGTTTGGTAGAGAACTTTCTGTCTTTGAACAATTACTACTGAACTACGTTTCTACAAGTCAAGGTTATCCCTCTAGACTTATCCCTAAAACTGTAGGTGTAAGGATTAACTTTGGTTGGTTTCTCTCGGAAAACTACTTTGGTTTCCAAGGAGCTACAGGTGCCAAAGGCTTTGGAGAGTTCACGGGTACTTTTGGTTGGGGATTAGGTTATGGTGTTGGTTATGGTGCATCTGACTTCTCTCAAGCTGGGGGTGGACAATGGGCCTCTTTGTTTTAGAGGCCCGTGTCTTTAACAGAATCTACTTATTTCTCCGGCATCTGCTTGTTTTACTAGTAGTTCTGCCCTGAATATTAAAGCCTCCACCACTCTATCATCACAGAATCTCTCTGTTTGGTATTTGGGTATTACATAATCTAATATGACGTTAGACTTACAATATTGTGCAGCATTATGGGCTTCCATCTCGGTACTAAAGAATCCTAACTCTATGTGCTTACCTTCATTGTAGACCGAAGCTCTCCACGGCTTTTTCAGGGCAAAATTACTTCCCTTTGCAGGAACTTGTCGAACCCATGGTGTTCTGGCTCTACTTGAGTCTCTGACAGTAATGTTTAAATAATGAGGGATTAGACAACAAGTCTCATCACTGTAAAGGTTGTTTCCAACAAAAAGTAAATCTTTGTCCAAATGTAATTTAGTACCATCATTGGCAATAAACCCTTTGTTAGAAAAATACCACTTTTGAAAATTGAACCTATGTTTCCAATCTTCCGAACAATGAGAATTCTGACATGCACTGCGGCGTACCTTCTCTTTCTCGGAAAAACAGCGAAGAATCATACCCTTCCACATTTCGTAGTCGGGATAATTAACCTTCCTCCCTTCTGAGTTATAGTAGCATGCTGGGCCACACAAATATGAATCATTCACACCTACACCTTGGATCAGTTTCATTTTTAACCTCTTGAGTTGACTATTGAGAGGGAATAATATCACGCATTTTAGACAAAGTAAAGATTATTTGGGGTTTTAATGTCCAACTTGAAGACAAAATTAATCACCGCATTTTTAGCCGCTGGTCTTACAAGTACATCAGCCTTTGTTGCTTATGACTTAACTTTACCTGCTGAAGGGCTAGAACAAAGAGTTTATCTTGACCCTGTTGGACTTCCCACAGCCTGTGTTGGACACATGGATAAATCTCTCAGGGCAGGACAATCCTTCACCATTGAACAGTGCATGGAGATGTTTGCTGAAGATTGGAAGAAGCACCAGCATCAATTAGATTCTGTTGTAAAGGTTCCTTACAAATCTGAGTGGCAACGTGAGGCGCTTACAGACTTCACATTCAACTTAGGTATCGGTAATGTCCAAAGCAGTACCCTGATATCCCTTGTCAACCAAAACAAGCATACAGAGGCTTGTAGGCAGCTTACACGCTGGGTAAAAGGTAAAGTCAAGGGAAAGATGGTTACTCTCAAGGGTCTTGTCACTAGACGTGATAAAACAATGCCTTATTGCTTAGGGGAGTTGTCTTACGACAAGCAAAAAGCTTTTGAAGAATTCAACAAAGAATATAATTTAATTTCTAAGGAATAATACATGGCACTTATCACGAAACCCGTCAACCTGAGCCTTACATGGGCTTCGGGTGGTGACGTTCTAAACCCCGGCGACACTAAATATGCAACTGGTTGGCAAGTTGAGATTCCTCCTCGTCAGTGGTTCAACTATCTAGATAATCGTCAAGATACAGCTCTTGCTCACATTAATCAACACGGTGTTGTTGTTTGGGATGCCACTACAGAATACCAAGAAGACAAGAGTTATGTGCAAGGTACAACTAACGGGACTATCTACCGTTGTATCCAAACTCATACTAATCAAAACCCTGAGCTTGATGTGGGTAATGTTTACTGGATTATTGCGTTTGCATCTGCTGGTGATTTCTATACAAAAGCTGAAGCTGATGGGATTTACCTAGCAAAAACACAGAACCTTGCTGATTTGGCAAACACTGCAACAGCTCGTACAAACCTTAGTGTATATTCTCAAGCGCAGACTTACACTAAGGTTGAAGTTGATGCTAAGACTACTGTTGCTTCTACTGCACAGGCGCAGGCAGGAACTTCCAATACCACTTTGGTAACGCCTTTACGCCTTACAGAGTGGAGTCAATCAAGGGTGATAGGTATAAATCAAACATGGCAAAACATGAATGCCTCACGGCTTATAGGTACAACCTATACCAACACCAGCGGGAAGGCGATTTTTGTTTTAATTAATTTCTCGGATGTCACCTCGGTTGGTTGTACATTAGTTTTAGATGGGGTAACAACCGGGGCACTTGACATCGGAACAACACAAAGACAACAAATTAGTTTTATTGTTCCAAACAACGGAACTTATTTGGTTACAGCCTCTGCTAATATTCTGAACTGGTTGGAGCTGCGCTGATGTTATACTTCAACGACCCCCGCTTAGGAATCCGTGCAATAGAGGAGGATGGTTCTCAAGACCACCTAATCAATGAGGATTGGAGCCCTTTATCAGAAGATCAGGTAACAACCCATATAGAGATGCTACTGTCCAACACTACAACCTCGTCTGAAATTGCTTGGAGAGATTCAGAATTAACCCGCTCCGACTTTGAGTTGAATAAGGTACAAGATTCTGATCCAAAAGCAAAGGGTTCTGTTAGTGACTGGAGGAACTACCGCAAGGCACTCAGATCATGGCCAGAGTCTCTTGATTTTCCAAACAAAGATAAAAGACCATTGTCCCCGGATATGGTTAAGGAGTAATACATGCCACAACAACAAGCGCCTTGGTTAGAAGGGAAATATGGTTGGAATTTTGGGGAGGGGGGTTGGAATACAGGGGTTGATGAAGACATCCTGAAATTCTCCTTTATGTTCGATAGAAACGTAGATAGTATTGTAGCGTCTCTCCCTGCTGCTGTAAATGGACAAGCTCATTATCTAACTACGGACAATCGTCTATATTTTGCTGTAGGGACTACTTACTTTTCTACTCCAGTTCCTAAGTGGTTTACAGTTTTTGTACGATCTACTGGGCAAACTCATCAATATAATGGTACATCTCTTGTTCAAGTTGACGATCCTACACAATTGGATTCTCGTCTAGGTGCTGTAGAGCTTACCGTTTCAACACTTGGAACAGCAGCTTTTCAGAGCACTGAATTCTTTGCTACACAAGCAGAGTTGGATGTTGCTTCTGCAACTGCTGCCAGTTATACGGATGTTTTGCGTTCTGATTTGGCTGACAGCTCTATTGTCAGTAAAGGTGCAGGTCAGATTGGTTTTTCCCCCGCTGGTGCTGGGGCAGCTAGTCGCACAGTTTTAAACAAGCTAATGGATACGATTAGTGTTAAAGACTTTGGTGCAACTGGTGATGGTGTAACCGACGATGCTACAGCAATCAACGCGGCAATTGCCGCGTTGCCTGCGACAGGAGGTGCTGTCTACTTCCCACGAGGCGTATACTTCGTGTCAACCTCGAATATTAATCATGCCTGCCTTTGGGTAAATAAAGACAATGTCACCTTCTTCGGGGATGGCGCGGGCTCAATTATAGAGACAACAAATAATCAGCATGTACCAGTCCATGTTAGCCCAGAACAAGATTTGTCTGTAGTAAGTATCGCAGGTGCAGCGGTTGAAAACTTTGTGATGCACGACCTAAGCGTAGCCGGAACCGGGGTTTATCAAAACTTCGGCCTAGCATACGGGCGTGGTGTTCTGTTGCGTAAGGTGCGGAACGCAATTATCCGAGACAACTTCATCTTTAACATGTCGATGTTAGGTATTTGTGTCGAGCAAGGTGAAGGTAATTTCCTTATCACCAACAACATTGTGGGGAATTGCAAGTACACAGCAATTAACTTCAACGGGCGTGCGTACCAGTCAATCATTTCAAATAACATCTGCTACGGCTCAGACGGTACAGTTGACTCAATAGCAATACAGGCTACCGGGAACTCGCTCGTGCTCAATAACACCGTGTACGGAAGCCCAGGCAACTTCGCACAGTGCGGCGGTATCGTGTGGGGTGAGGGCGGTTACAGCGGTACTGGTGCTATTCGGGGAAACCTGGTCAAGCACTGCCGTTTTGGGATCAAGAGCCACTATCACGGACCTTGTCAGATTTCAGACAACACAATTATTAACTGCATGACTACTGGCGGGATAACTCTAGTCGGTGGCACCATGGCTGGCTTCCCCGTGGCGTCGGCGGATAACTTGATCGCCAATAACACCCTGATAAACAACAGCCCGTACCAGATTGAGTGCAATGCTGAAAACACAATGATTTCAAGCAATAAGTGTATCCGCATGGTCTCTCCGGTCAATCCGTCCGCCCCGACCGAACCTGATGCTATCCTCGACGTAGTTCCCGAGTATTCCATATATGTAACCGCCGCTGGGTGTAGCGTTGTTGGCAACACAATGCGCGGCTCTAACCGAGGGCTTGTGGTTAAGAAGGGTGTAAGCCTTGCAAACTGCGAAGCAAACGATGTTCTTGGCTTGGGCGCTGCTGGGTTAATGGTCGTTGAGTCAGCTACTAATCCAGGCACCATCATCGCGCTTACTGACCTTACCGAGCGACGCTCTGCTGGAAATGGCGTCTATCAGAATCGTGTATTCGGCAATACCAAACCGTCCCAAGGATTCTGGCGCAACGGCGATATCTGGGAGCGAGTTCCAGCCATCGTAGGGCAGACGCTAGGTGAAGTTGTTATCGGAAATACCGACACTGTGACTACTGCGACTAGTGCAGCCGGGTCTTTCACGATCACCGTTGCGGCTGCGCCGAGCGCCGCAACGGGTAACTTGATTGGAATCGCACTTGATAATGGTGCATACCATTGGACGAGCGTGGCAAGCGTAGCGGGCCTAGTTGTAACTCTAGTGGCGGCAATCCCTGTAGGTAGATCGGTACTAAATGGCGCTGAAGTCAATGGTCAGCAGTGGCGGGCCTTGGCCCTACTGGCTTGACCAATCCTGAAGACCCTAGACATCAGGATATCCTAAGTTATAAGCCCATTAACAGTGCATAGGAAACATATGTTGAAGTTACTCCAAAGTAAAAAGAAGATTCTGAAGTCCTATAGCTTTCTTTCTATTGCAGCCAACTTCCTAGTAGCTCTTAGTGTAAGTGGTTTATCTGTCCTTGGAGTATTATCAAGTGAAATTGCGCTCCCTGTTGTCATTACTTGCGCTATCACTTTTGGTATTCTTGGTCTTGTTGGTCGTTTCATTGATCAATCTCTTGATGATACTGGTGATACAGATGACTAAACCACTTCTCTTTGCTTTATTCGTATCTGTTGCTCTCAACGGATTTTTTGGTTATCTGTCCTACTCTTTCTATTCTGATAAAGCTGTAGCTGAAAGTCAGTTGGAAGTGGCTATTGTCTCCAATAAGTTTATGGCTGTATCTCTTGAACGTAAGAGTGCAGCCTGTACTTTACAAGACAAGGTAGCTGCTGAGAATCAAACAGAACAGCAAGAGATTGTTGATGAAAAGGATGCCGTTTTGAACGCTATTGATAAAATGGCATCAGTGTCAGTGGTAGAAGAGAAAGCCCCTAAAGGAGCTGAGAATGTCAACAAACAAAGCAATATTGCTGACCTTGATGCTGAGCTTCCTGAGCCTCTCAGGGTGCTCCTCCAAGACAGTTGTAACAGAAGTAAAGGAAGTGCCTGTACTAACCCCTGAAAGCTTATTGGTTGATCCCTGTGAGTCCAAAGGTGCTGGCTACACAGTACGTTCCTTAGCTTCAGGTTATGTCTCCAATACGTCTTGCATAGGACAGTACAGACTTCTTCTTATTAAACAAAGAAAATATAGAGAAGAGGTTTTGAAAGTTTATGGCAACTGATGACACATCTGCCAACAGCAGGATTAACTCTGCTTGGGAGAAGTTTGCTATCTGGGCTTGTAGTGCCATTATTGCCTTATTGGCTATTGGTTATCAAGATCAGAAAAGCAAAGTAGATAAGATGGAAGAGAAGGTTCAGTTCCTCTACATGGACAAAGTATCCAAGCAAGATATGGATAAGTTTGAGGAACGAATTATGACAGGCATTGCTGCTGGTAATGCAGCAGTATTAGCCAGAATGGATTTGATGGTTAGGCTCTCTCGGGAGCAACAGGTAGGGAAGTAGCTATGCTGAGAACTATAGTAGACTTAACCTTTCTAGCGCTGGCTGTAGTGCTCATCACAACACTATTGGCAGATCGTTATGATTCTGTTAATGAAGGTGTGGCTGCTATGGAAATACAGAAGCTACGAAAAGATATCATGGATGTCAGTATGAAAAATATGTCCTACTTGGAAAATAAAGTTAATCGAGTTGCTGAAGCTTCTGATTCCTACCAAGTAGATACATATCGTAGAATACAAGTGTTAGAGAATAGAATGGAGTCACTTGAAGCTAGAAGTAAGGCTTCTCCAAGAGTGAACAACATCAACACTAACACGATTAATAAGTAGACTCTTCCTAAAGAGCTTCTCTCAGAGGTCGGTGTCCATGCACTACCTTACCTTAGAAACAACTAGCCCCGGATGAACCTTGATTGGCTCTCCGGGGCTTTCTTTTATTCACAAATTTCTTCTAGTCTAGAAACAATTCTAGTATCTAACTCACTTCTGTATAGCGATAGCAAATATTTTGTATAATTAAACCTATTTTCATAGTAGAACTCCCTAGCTTGATCTTCATCCTTAAATGTGGCTGAAGACCTGAATTGCTTAAGAGTGTCAAAATAACCAACTTGCCACCTCTTATTGGGTTCGTTAAAAGTACACCCTAGATTTTTTCGAGAGTAGTTAATCAGCGACGCATTTATGCTTTTTGGAATAAAACAGCAAAGGTGTGGGCAATACTCTTTATTTCCATTCTTGAGTAGGTCTTTATCTAGTTGCCAATCTTTATTACCAAAACCAGCCTGTGTTTGGCACCATTGAGCAAAATTCTGGAAGTTGTGCCATTCCTGATCAACAACCGCCCCCTCGTAAGAAGGATTCTTCAATTGTTGACCTTCCTGATAACATCTTGTCATCATACCAATCCAGTGTCGATATTCTTTACTAACTCCACCATTAACCCAGCACCTAAATCCTTCCCCTATAAAACCTTTACCAAAAACGGTAGGTGTATACGGGTTCTTTATCTTTTTGTCGGATAGGCTCCTGTCTGTTGTTATCTTTCTATAACCGTCTTCAAAAACTACTTCACATCTCCTACTAGGTAAGATATTTATCACAGTACATTGACCACAATTTATAGTATCAATGACATCTCCAATACTAAAACCCACAGTATTACCTCCTAATTTGTAGTGACAATCATCTGATCTTTACCCATACCCAAACAATCTTTTTCCATCTTTCTTCTCCTCTTTTACACCTATAATTTTAACATCACCAAGACAGAAGCCGGCTTGGAGAAAATGATAACCTGATTTCTTACTCCAAGCAAGCACTATTTCACTATCGTTTGTCTGCTTTCCGTTGTAGGGTGTGAAGTCATGAATGTTGTACATTAGATTTTCCACTGATAGTGTGGGTCAGGCACAAATGCCATTGCTACACGAAAATCATAACCATTATACAAACCACGTTCGTCACTGATATGAGTAACACCTTCAAAAGCTTTTACCAACCAACCACCATGAACCTTAGCTCGTTGGTGGAATGCGTCAATCTGTTCCCAGTTCATATTTATTCCTCCAAATAGAAAGCTCCCACAAACAAAGACTGAACGCCTGTGCCTGTAGGAGCTAGTTTAGGTGAAGCTTATGG